AAATCCAGAGCTATTAAAGTCCAAGGCGTTACAAACATCAAAGCTTTCGAGGTTGGCGAGAATAGCAGTTAGGTTACCCACCCCACCAAATTTATCTTGAATGTCTTGTATAATTCCAATTCTCTGTAAAAAACCAGCGTTCTTTGCTTGGGTTAAAAGTTCCAAAAGGGACTTACCTTTAGCCTTTTCAATGGACTGAAAAATTTTGCTAATCTCTCCCTCAAGCTTTTCTATAGAATCAAGCAAAGCCAATATCTCATCAGCATCGTCAGAATCTCGAATCAGATTCATTATTATTTGTTTAAGCTGAGAAATTAAAAGATCATTGATATTTTTCGAGCAATCGGATTTATTACGTGGGTTTCTAAAGCTTATATTAGACTGGCCCGACGTTGCGATTAATACTGCATTTTGGATATTTGCAATTCTAATAAGTTCGTCGATATCAACAGCCACCCCGTCAAACTCAACTTGTTTTTCAACTTCCCGCCGCTTACTAGCTTTAAGTTCCTTTCCATCTGTCACCTTATTAATCGAGTTATCAATATTTGATAACCTATTAAACTCGTTTGTATCGCTACGAACGGTGGCAGGAATTTCCGGTGTCGGAGGGGGTGAATCTAAGCTTTCATTTCTGACTATAGATTCAACCCTTTCCCTTTCTTGACGTGTAAGATCAAGTTCTTTATCGGACTTTTCCGGTGGATTATTTTTATCGCAAATACTCATTATTAAAAGATGGGTGGAGTGGTAATCGCGCCACCCCCTTGGTCATTTCCGTCAGTTTGTAGGTGAGTATGATTGTTAAGCGATACGGGTCTGGCAGTTGTAACGTCATCATTAGATTTAATCTCTCCATCCGCAGTAATTGTATTATCCGTATCAACTTCAGGAACGATATGTACAGGACCGGATTCGATCGTCCAACTCTGGGAGTTAAAAACGGTATCTTCATCGCTATTAAAGGTAATATCCTTTTGACTATTTAAGTCAATGTTTCCTTCCTTTTTACTTCTAATTTTAATATCATTGTTAGCAGCGATTACTGTCTTATCTTTACTCGCAAGCACTAATTTCGCCTTTGAGATAATCTTTGCCTTACCTTTAACATCAGTAAGCATGTTACCTTCATACTTGGAGCCATCCTCTTTTTCGGAATCTCCAGTAACTTCTATCAGGTAATCTCCACCAATATTTAAATCCCAAGCTTTGTTAATTGTTGTTACAAGAGATTTTTCAAACGTTTCGGTAGCTTCTCCGAATACCTTTAGGTTATAACCTCCTGCGGAAGTGATTCCAATATCTCCGCCATCCCCTGCTCCATTCTCTGAACCCTCGTCATTTGTTTGCGGCTCTCTGGTTTCTAAATTCATGTGTGTTCCGGCCGAGATCTCGGTGGCTTTACGAGAGTTTAAAATAATATTCTCTGCCTCGACTTTAAAGTTACCTCCGGTTTTTTCTCCGGTATCAGGGTCCTCTTTTGGTCCGACGTTAAGGTTACAGTCGCCCATTACTGTTATATTACAGGCTCCCTGAACTACAAGTTGACTCCCACTAAGATAAGCTGTGTAATTATGCCCTACTACCACTAGGTCCCTACCGCCGCTCGGACCAAAGCGCTCAAAGCTACCTGTTGTATGCGTTTGTGATATTTCTTCCTTTCCAGCCTCGTCGTTAGTTCTGAATACGTGACCGGAAGGTGTTACTTCAACCTTATCATAAACGGTTGCACCCTTATATCCTTTAGCTCCAACGCCAACAATTTGGTTTGTATTACCATTTGAATCGTCCATTTATCTATCTATTAACCAAGTTTGAATTAAGGAAAGAGGGCACCCTCTGGCTCGCTAGGACTCTCTGGAAGCCCTTGGTTAGGTGGAACCCCCGTGTCTTTAATTCTTAAAATGTAATGTCTACTTGTCAGCGCTTTAACGTTTCGGCTTGGGCCAGATACTTTCTTAACAGTATTTCCATAGTTTCCGTCAACGGTTTCAAAACTTCCATCTGCATTTGACTTAGTCACAATCGAAACGTGGCCGTGAGATCTCTTTACCTTTCTTCTTACAATAATATCTCCACGTTGAATGCCGGCGGCATCTGCAGCAGTATTAAACACCTGTACTACGTCGGAATTTTTTGTTGCCCAGATGTCAATCCAATTATTTGAAAATCCTGACTTTGGTAATTTATCTTCTGGTAAAACTCCAGATTCTTTAACAGCCCAGCATGCAAATGCCGCACACCAAACAGCTCCCACACTGTTTGGCGTAGAAGTAGCAGACCAATATTTTTCAATCCTTCCGCCTCTATCTCTATTCGGACCATCGTCTTCTGTAATACCTAACTTAGCCTGGCTCTCTGCGGCTGCCGCAATTTTATTTCCGGCTCCTGATCCGACCGAAACAGCTTCGGGATATTCATCATCTGGAATATTAGCCATTCTTGGGGCGGTCACACCAGCAGTTGCAGCGGATACCAATTCATCACGGGGTGCGTCAGCATTTGGAATACCTGCTCCAAAAGGACCAAACTCTGAACCGAATCCTACATCGGTTTCAGGATCATAGTTGGCTTGTTTAAGTACTCCGCCTGGCACGGTTCCAAGAATAACCGCATCTTGTAAATCACCGCCGTCATAAAAGGCGCCAAAGACAATTGAATTTATCTTAAGTGTTGGACTTGATCCAACTTCACCAGAGGCAGGTCCAGCTGTAACCGGAAAGATGGTTTGCATCCAAGGCAGGGCACTTGTTGGAAGAAGTTTTCTATCTGGGTTATGATACCCAAAACAGCGAACCTTTACACGACCCATACCAAGAGGATCTTGTTCCACTTCAACCACGCCCATAAACCAATTTTGAATATTCATTATTTGTTTTAAGCAAGAGCAAAGCCTCGCTCGTCTGAGTTAAAATTTTGTCCTGTGGTATTCATAGCAAGAATTTCATCAGGAGACCCTTCCCTGATGATTTTTAGCTGATTGGTATAAACACCTCCTGTAAACTCGTGCACGGTTGTTGAAATAACATATATGCCAGATAGGCTCTGGTCGATTCCGTCAATTCCTCCCTCTTCATTAGCATCAACAATATCAGATTTAGGAATTTCAATCTCAATTTTTGCTCCAGCTTTTAGGTTTAAATCGCCATAGGTAACAATTTCATGCGATGTACCTTCCATGTTTGCTTTATAAAGTTTGGTATCTTTCAAAGCTTCTTTTTTAATTTCAGAACTTGACCGAAAACCTTCACCATAAGGATCCACCGGAATGTAATAAACTTCCCGGCTTGTTCTGGGTTCGTTTAAGATGGTTTCAAGAATTTCTGGCCGAACACCGTTGATTTTTAATTCATCTAAATACTGAAAATCAAAAAGACCAGCGGTAGACTCAAATGTTTCTGAACCTCTGTTAACAAGGCCGAGGAAAGGATCTTGATCTTCCCTTTCCACCCGTCTAAAATTAGGACTTGCTTGTTCCAAAAGCCTGCGAGGACTTTCGCCTTTAGGCAGCGATCTTTCTTCGGTATATGTTCTTTCGTTCAAATCGACCACTTCCGTAACGTTTCCAATCCCTCCATTAATTGCTTGAGTAAGCTTATCTAATTTAATGTTAGACTTAAATCTAATAATTTTAGTTTTAAGTCGTTTGAAATATTCTTCGCTGCCTGGCGTTTCTTTCTCAAAAGGCCTTAACGAATAAGGTTCACCGCCACCTAGTGGATAGTATACGGGATTGGTAACGGAATCAAGAACATCGGCCCAACTCCTTGCGATAATTTTTGAACCAGTTTCGCTTGAGTCTTCAAGAGTTGTGTAGATAAAGAAAGGCGCAAAATCTTCATCATAACAGGTACCTTTTAAAAATTCCACTGCTTGCAACGGTGTCTTTTGAGTAATAACTGCTTTAAGATCGTCGACTATACAAGGATAACGTTCTTTACTTTTATATTCAAATGTAGGATTACCAAGATATTTCTTGAAGATTTTTTCTATATTATCAACAGGATTTCCCGCAACACCAATTGATATTTGTTGTAAGCGGGATAGATAGGAATATGAACTTACCAAATTAATTTCGTATTCTTGGACGTTAATACTTTCGGTTGTTTTATCAAACAAAGGATAATCCTTTACAACAAATTCATATTCCACATCTTCAGTTGTTTCTCTATCTGCATTAGGTAGGTAGTTAATACTAACTTTTACAATCTCTTGACCGGAAAGTTTAAAATCATCAAAGAAATTTTCATTATCTCGAATACGAATTCTTGCAGTAAGAAGCGGTGAATAAATTTCTTCAACAATAATAAGGGATGTGACAATCTTCTGAATGTCAACCTGCGTTCCTTCTTTGTTAATCAATATGATTTCGTTAAAAACATAAGAAGAAGGATACAAAGGTTTACTCGCAGCATCTAAATTTTTAGACGCATTGGAGTTTGGTACATTGTCATCAATAGCCATACTTACTTTACTGAAGTATTAATTTTTTGAAGGATCTTTCAAAACCTTCAATTGCTGCAGGCTTTACTATAATAATGTCCCGCTTTCTATTATTTATGATCTCTTCATATTCGTACCAAGTGATACGTTGAGTCGGAGGCTCATCATTTTGCTCAATAACTCCGTAATGAGAAAGAGGTTGATCTGTCTCAGTCTCAGAGAAAAACTGATAAGTTGAATTCTTTAAGTGAGAATAAGAATAAGCGGGCAGATAGCTAAGAGGAACAACCTTTGTGCTCGCGCTGTCTATTGTAAACGTCTCGGTTGGATAACCTGCAGCTTCAACCGCCGCAAGCCATGCAGTGCCAGCATCACCACTCTTTGGTTTTATGTAAATCTTTTTTTCAACCGCGGGGCTATTTGTGGCTCCAAGATCAAGTGTGATAAGATCGGCACCAGATGTTGGTCGAGTTAAGATCACTCCCATTCTTGTAAAGTCTTTGCGAACAAACTTAGCGTCGGTTGTACTAAAAGTAACCTCGTCATCTGATACAAGAATTTCTACAGAGTCCGCATCCGTTTCTGAAAGCGGAAGCGTTGAATAATGGAAATCCGTGGTGGCATCTTCAATAAGCGTACCTCCTAGAAACATATAAGGATCATAGTCAGTTTCAATGTATTCATTAAACTCTGTGAGACTCATGGGCCAACCACTCTTACCTTCCTTTAAGCTATCATTTAACAAAAAGAAAGTCCAATGATATTTTGGATCGCCATACAATAAATTCGATACAATCTCTGGGCGATCACCGTCACGTATTTGATATTTTGTATATGTAACAACGTCGTCGGTGTTTATCGCAACAACTTGCTTTGTGAAATCGGTCACCAGCGCGTTGCTGTTATTTCCGGTAAAATCATAAAACGTTTTACCAAGAATATTGAAAAAATCTATAGCCATGGATTGTTTATTTAGTAAAATTTATGTTGAAGCTTCCAGCTCTTTAATATCATCTAAAGTAAGCGTGCGATCTTCTTTAAAGCTAAGACTAATATCTGTTTTAACCGGCCGACCATCAGTGTGAAACGAATTATTGCCGTTGTATGTTGTTGAAAACGATTCTAAATAACACTCGGCAAGCGCTGGGAAACTAGTAAGCCTGTTTCCTGATCTTCCTGAAACTCCTTTTTCAAATTTTATTTCCCACTTAGGAGGATACCTTAATATAGATCCTGCATTTGCGGGCGCTGGATAAATTGCTTCGCGAAAGGCAGCAATCATATTGTGTATGTCCTTTCCTTCATCTTGTGTTGAAGGAACAAGCTCGTAAGTAAAACTAAATCCTCGAGTGGATACCGAAGTAAATTCAGTGGTAACATTTTTATTAAATGTTGCTCCAATCGCCATTGCAACACCTTTACCTATTCCTGCAAGTTTTCCTTCGCTGCCCTGCATCTTTGCGCCTAGAGCTAAAGTTCCGGCGGCGGTAAGATCACTACCAAGAGCCTTAAGGTTTTCCCTCTGATTATCACCTGAAAAGATACCTTTAAATGTACCTGTAATTGCATCAATACCTTTCTTAGTACCACCCTCAAACTGCGATTGAAGTTCCGCGCGACCTTCGGATGAAGTGGCTGAACGGGTTAAATCCATTGCAAGTTTACCACCAAATCCCAATTCCGCATCGCCGTATTGCGCGTTGTCGGCAGTAGCAAAGGAACTTGGGGCCGGGAGAATAATAGTTCCTTCTTTATGCCCTTTACCTCCTTTACAGAAAAACCTCACTATTGGACGAAGACCTTCTTCAGTGTTTAGGGAAGACGGAAAAATAACAGAACTAAATGTACCTGCAACCTCTTGCTCTAAACCAGCGAAGTTCGACACGTATTCCGTCACCCCGCCCTCTCCAAACACAAAATTTCCCGCCGCGTCCACGGCGGTGGCGGTAGATGAATCCTTAGCTGTCGTACTCATATTACTATTTATAAATAATTCTGCAAGAATGAAATATTATAGTGGATCTTTTAAGCCAAAAAACCGTGAGAAATATCAAGGGGATATCTCCGCGATAAAATACCGCAGTATGTGGGAACGTCAAGTATTTAGGTGGTGTGATGAAAACAGTTCTGTTGTTAAATGGAGTTCAGAAGAAATAGTCATACCTTATCGTTGCAGAACCGACGGCAAATCCCACCGTTATTTTACGGATTTATTTATAGAGTTCAAAGGCGGGAAAAGATACCTTATTGAAATAAAGCCAAAAAGTCAAACCGTTGAGCCTAAACCTCGTAGCCGTAAAACCAAAAAGTATATCCGAGAGGTCATGACATATGTCAAGAATCAAAGCAAGTGGGAAGCTGCCACTGAATACTGCGCAGACCGTGGTTGGACCTTTGAAGTTTGGCATGAAGATATAATAAAAGGTCTTGGAATAAAACTCCTTACGTGACGATTTACATATAAATAGATATGTATGGCAGAATGGACTTCATTCGAAAGCATTGTTGACAAAGCAGAAGCTAAAGGTATTTACGAGAAAAATACCAGTGCTTCTCTTGCTTGGTTTCGTCGAAACGTTAAAAGTATGTTTGGCGCAACTCCAGAAAAAATGTTAACTTCTTCCTCGCTTGAGTCTGTATCAAGGACTCTTTCAGGCCGAATGTATATGTATGGATACGATCCAAAGCTCAAACAATCGCTTCCTTATTACGATACATTTCCCCTTATCATTATGGTCGGTCCTGCAAAAGGCGGATTCTATGGTATTAATTTGCACTACTTGGATCTACGTAGAAGGGCAAAACTATTTGATGGTTTAATGACAAGGCGTCTCAAAGAATCGCCTGACGGTGAGCTGGATAGGTTTTTGATTTCATATAGAAACCTTTCTAATGCAGGAGGCACTGTTGGTTTCTTTACCCCTTGTTGGAAACACTACTTAACTAAAAAGATAGGTACAAACATTGTCAATGTACCTTCAAAATATTGGGAACCGGCACTGTTTTTGCCGACCGAAAGATTTCAGAAAAAACCAAAACAGCGTGTTTGGAGAGAATCCAAAAAAATTATTTCAAAACGATAATCAGTTATGGCAGATACAAAACCACATGCAAAGGGATCTATTAATAATTTGAAAAGTATTATCTCAAAGCGAGGAGTTGCTAGAACAAATCGTTTTGAAGTTGACTTGTCCGCTTTAAGTTCTGTTATTGATGTAAGCGGATCAGAAATCAGAGACTTGGAAGTATTGGTTACTTCTGCTACGCTTCCTACTCGAACACTTACTACTTTTGATTACGGTCTTTACAGAAATAACGTTCCTTTTACATCAGGATACGTAAACAGCGATTTCTCTATTACCTTTACACTAACCCAAGATTATTTTGCAAGAACAATGTTTGACAAATGGTTAAACAAAATAATTACAAAAAAGGATTATTTGGTACGCTATCCAAATCAATATAAGTGCGACATCGGGGTCAGGCAACTTACTAACAATGAAGACGAAACTATAATTTACGAAGCTAAGCTGATAAATTGTTTTCCTAAAGGTGTTTCTGAATTAAGTTTTGATGCCACCGGAACTGGTGCAGCATCCCTTTCAGTTAGCTTTGTTTATGATGACTTGGAGCTTCCAGAAGATAGCTAATATATAATATACTATGAATCTACCAAAGATAGAAACACCAAAATACCAGTTAACCATTCCCTCAACGGAAAGGGAAGTTAGCTACCGGCCTTTTCTTGTTAAAGAAGAAAAGATTTTATTGATTGCTCAAGAAGCCGGTGGAGAAGCGGACTTGTTAGCAGCAATGAAGGACGTTGTAACTTCTTGTACATTTGGCGAAGTTAACGTATCCAATTTGGCTTCCTTTGATTTAGAGTATATCTTCCTTAAGTTAAGAGCCAAAAGCGTTGGAGAAGAAGCCGAGCTTGGAATCAAATGCGATGATTGCGGAGAGGTTAATAAAGTTACAGTCAATCTTGATGCCATTGAAGTGACAAAAGGAACCCCTTTGCCAAAGAAAATTCAGTTAACAGATACGATTGGTATTGTTCCGCAACACATTAAGGTTGCCGATTTAATTAAGATAACCAAGAAAACAGATAAAGGTGATATTCTTACCTCTTCTATCGCGGCATCAATCGAAAATATTTACGACGAAAATAACGTATATCCTATTTCAGAAGCTTCTGATTCAGATATAAAGGAGTTTATTGAAAGTCTTAATAAAGAACAAATTGAAAAGGTAGAAAAGGTAGTCACCGGAGCTCCAAAACTCCAAGAAACACTTTCCTTTACTTGCCAAAAATGCGGAGCCGAAAATGAAAAAATTCTAACAGGTATCGAAAGTTTTTTCGTGTAAGCCTCTGCCATGAATCATTAATGAACCTGTTCAAAACAAATTTTGCTTTGATGCAGCACCACAAATACAGCTTAACTGAATTGGAAAATATGATACCATGGGAGAGGGAAATTTATGTAACGCTTCTTATTGACTGGATAAGAGAAGAAGAAGAAAGACAGAAAGAATCATAAACATTGCTAACCACCACAATGAAAGAAGTAATTCAGAAACTAAAAGAGCTGACTGTTATTGAAAGAGAAGGTCAAGATGAGTCAAATAATAATTTTGCCGACTTAATGGTTGGATTTAAGATTGGATTTGACTCTATTCAGAAAGCTATTATTTCTACTTCAGCCGCTTCTGACGCTCAACGACTAAGTTTAGCTATGCGGGCTGAAAAGTTGGCTAAAGCAGAATCTCGTCGGCGCGCGCTTGCTGAAAAAGAAGCAAGGCAGGAAGCGGATGAACTGCGAAAGGCTCAACTTGCCGGTGAAGGTGCTACAGGGATCGACTTAAGTTCATTCCAACCTGAAGAGGAAAAAGGATTTCTAGGTACAATCATAGCTTCAATTACGGGTTTGGTTACCGCAGTTGTTTCTGCTATGGCCGTAGCCGGAATGACTTTTAAAGAGGCCTTAAAATCAGTTCTAGGTAAAAGATTGAAGTCTATTAAAGCTAGAATCTTAAAACCGTTTACTGCTGTTAAAAACTTCTTTGGCAAAATAGGTAAAGCCTTTACAACCGTCTTTGGCAAAATCAATAAATTCTTTAAGAGCTTTAGCAAAATAGGCAATCTACTTAAATCTGGTGGAGCGTTATCAAAGGCTGGTGGTATATTTAAAAAGGTGTTTGGAGTAATTGGAAAACTCGGAGGTGTTCTTGGTAGATTATTCGCTCCTCTTGGTGTTATCTTGGGAGCCTTCGCAGGAATTTTTGATGCGGTAAAGGCCTTTCAAAACGAAGAAGGAAGCCTGGCCGACAAAATAATTGCAGGTATTTCTGGATTCTTTCAAGGGTTTATCGGGTTTGCGATTGGCGGACTTTTGGATCTAGGTAAAGACTTACTTGCTTGGCTGCTTGGTGTATTCGGAGTTCCTGAAGAAAAGCTGGAAGGTATGAAAGCTTTTAGTGTTACTGACTTTCTCAAAGATCTTATAGGAAATATATTTGACGGCATTGACGCATTTTTTAAGAGTACCTTTGATGGTATGTTTGAAGGATTTAATGAAACCGAAGGAAACTTATTTGAAAAATTTCTAGGTGGATTTGTAGGTCTTGCTACTGGAATGTTTGAAGGTATTGTAGACTTCTGGGCCAAAATCATTGATGGTATTGCAGGGTTCTTTGGCAATGAAGACTTTAGCTTTAAGGAATGGATTACGGGATTTGCCGGAAAAATATGGGATGGTGTTACTGGCTTTTTCAAGAACATCTTTGAAAAAGGTAAAGAAGCGGCCATTGCAGGAATAATGGCATATGTCAATCTTGGCCAATGGGTCATAGGATTTGTTACTGATATATGGGACACGATAACTGGGTTTTTCAAATCGGCGATTGAAAAAGGTAAAGAACTTATGATTGGTTTGGCCCAGAAAATATTAAATATTGGCGACACAATAAAGAGCTTTGTCAGGGATATACTACCTGACCCAGACGGAAAAGGATTCTTTGGTTTAGCAGGTAAGATACTAAGTAAGACTGGAATTTACGACTTTGTTAATTCTGAGGATGCTCCTCTAGAAGAAAGCAATTCCCAAACCTTTGTTGATACAACGGCTATAATTCCACCCAGATCCAACGTTGGAGAAGCCTTGACGCAAGTAGGTAGTATGGCTGGAGGCGGTTCAGTAACTGTTGTGAATAACAACGGAGGTAACGTTACCAACACCACCACATCAAATCAAACAAATAATACCAGAACGGCTTCTCCGCCAGTGATGAGTGGTTCGGCACTGGCAATGTAAACAAAAAACCCCGTGGCTGAATTAACAACCACGGGGTTTCTTTTATCTCGAGGCAACCTTACTGTTGAGCAAGCTGAGCGAAATACGACAAAGTATCGTCGTCATCGCTGCCCCCGCTTTCTTCAACCGGAGCAGGTTCCGGAGCTGCGGCCTCGGAGCCCAGCCCAGGGATTTCATCCTCAACCTTATCAAGTCCTGGGGCGGAAGGTTCGTCAACAGTTGCGTGATTACTCACTGATGCAGAACCGTTAACCTCTTCCTCGCCAAGAACTTCGATAAGCTTACGCTTAAGATCATCATACGACTTGTATGTCGAAGGATCTGTAAACGGAGAGAGTTCGTAAAGGCTTTCGTATGTATCACGAAGACGACCTTCATCACCTTCGTAAAGAGGAGAAACCGAATCGAACTCAGACTTATCATAGTTACGATAACCTTCGAAGTTACGAATCTTCAACTTGAAGTTTGCACCCTCCCAAAAGTCAAACGGATTAACCGCTTGCTCATCTTGGAACTGAGGCTGCATAACGTCCATAATCTTGTCAAAGATTTTCTTTCCATACTTGTAAAGGAAGGTCTTTCCTTCATTTTCAGGATTACTTGGATCAGATACCACAAGGATATTTGAAACGTGATGAAGACGACGCTTGCGAGAGCGTGCCAAATCTTTATCAGATTCAACCCCGCTGTTCCACAAACGGCTATTAAGCTCGGAAACAGGATCGTCTTTACCAATACTTGTCAGAGAGTTCTCAATGTACCAACGACCAGTTGGACCTTGAAACCCGTGATCCCAATAACGGACCCACGGGAGATCATCTCCTTCTTTAGCAGGAAGGAAGCGAATTACCGCGTATCCATTCCCGCTCTTATCTACTGTAGGCTTCCAGAATCGGTCATCGCCGTAATTAGATTTACTAGCGTTTCCTCCGACTTTTTCAGCCGCTTGAACAAGCTTACCAATGGCAGCTTGACGATTTGCTTTTAGGTTATCGAATGACATATGTTTTTATTGCGTTGTATTACGTTGTATTGCGTTGTATTGTAGCGCGAGTATATTATACCATATTCTCGCTATTTTGTAAATACAGAAAGTATATTTTCTGTATATTTTTTCAGATCTGTGGTATGAACCAAAAACGGCGCATACTT